AAAGAATGCTTTATTCGCAGTCATTGAAAGGTTTTCATCTTTCAAGAACTGGGTGGTAGCCGTACCATTGACCAGATCATCAATGCCAAAAAATAGATTGTCATCAACTTCACGTTCGACCAGCATTTCAGGCGAAATATTGTATTGCATCATCAAGTGTGGATATAGACCATCCAAATCGAATGACACTACCCAATCATGCATCCCAACTTTTGGATCACGTACATAGGCACCTTCATACTTCTCATCTTTATGAAAATCGCCTTTGGGGGGTATAACAACATTACTTTCAAGTAGCTTGTTATAGATCAGGGTATCCCACATGCGCACTTGACTAAACACATCTTCATGACGAATGTGACACATGTACGTTAGTGTCATGACCAACATCATCAGATTCAGCTTATTATCCAATCGGCGGATTAGCTCAACATCTTTGATGTTATAGTCAATGTACTTTTTGTAATTCTGCTTATACAGGGCATCAAGGTTACCGTATTCAGAGTAATCTAATTTACGCTGATCTAGTTCAGTATAAGCAATAAAATCCAGTGAATACCGTTCACGCATTTTATAGGTGAACTTCTTATACATGATCATGTAATCTAGGATGGATACACCGGCAATGGTTACATCAATATCTTGACCATTGTTATACTCACGAATGTTAATAACCCGCTTAGTGTATTTGGCGGCGGTTGGTCCCAAATAATTCACATTATCACCACCCAGACGGTCGCGTATACGACCAACCAAATAGGGAATATCGAACTTGGCAATGTTCCATCCGGTAACTACATCGGGATCAATTTCGCGCCAATGTTGAAGAAAACCAATCAGTAGGTCATTTTCATTTTCATAGTATTTGTGAATAGCGTTGAGTGGTGGCGTACCTTCATAATGCTTTGACCCAAAAACAACGTACTTATCATTGACTTCAACGGTGATAGCCGTGATGCGATTGACCGCTTCGATTGGATTTTCAAGTGGATTGCGACCGGGGCGATCTGGGTCACTAATAAAACACTCAATGTCTAGGTTGGCAACAACCAACTTGGACAAATCCCAATCTACGTCACCTGTGTATGTTTCCTGTATAAACTGCGCCCACCAGTTGGTGTTCCCAAAAACAGGGAAATTAGACACATCTTTGTACATATTGACATATTCGCGCGCGGCTTTAATTGAATCGTGTTCAACTGGAACTAGGCATTCTTTGCGGATTCCACGGTATTCAGCGGAACGATCTGTGGTTGGAACAAATAGAGTTGGTGCAAAATCGGTAAGTTCAGAACGGCGTTTGCCCTTTGCGTCCACCCAACGGTGAAGCACCTGATTACCGACTTGAGTTACATAAGTGTAAAACATAGTCAGTTCCAATTATTTTTATTTTTATTATTATTGGATGGTGGGGAGTTATCCCCCCACCATTAAGCTATTAAACCAGCTTCAACCCACTTGAGTCAACTAATGATTGTGCAGGTGGTGTAACAATTCCTGACCCGAATCGTTCATCATACCCATCAACCAACTGTTGTTGTGGTGTTAGAACATGACGAATTTCACGGCGCGGAAATGGTGCGCTTTCTTCCGTGCTGAATTGCAGATACGGAATGAACATCATTGAACGTCCATTGCTGTTTGGATCAGGGACAAGTGACACCGGGTTATCAATAATCACATCATCAATAGTTTCATCTGTTACGAAACCGATGATATGCTCACCCGTTGACATAATAACCAATCGAATATCAGCCTTACTCATCGTCTGCACCACCCGCATTAACTTCTGGGAACAGTACACTGTATAGTTCGTGCAATTCATCCTGTTCTTCAAAGTGGTTATCAGCGGTTTGCTTATGATAAAGCTGAATCATCAACTGAATGGATTTGGGGGTAAGCTCATAGTCTTCTTTCAGAGCCTTCTTTGCTTCTTTGATGTAGTCTTTTTTGGACTGGATCATCATCAATGAACTGTCGATGTCTTTAATGACAGCGGCAACTCGCTTTGCATCGGAGGTATCAGGGATATTGACGAATGCGCCAATTTTAGATGGGCTGTTGGTACTCATAATATACTCACTTTGTTGTTGTTATTATTGTTATTGTGTAAGTTTTTTAATTATGCCACATGTTATCGGCACGGTCTAGTTAAATTTAGTCCCAATTGAGAATGGTGAACGCTTTACCATATCAACTGAACCAATCACTTGCGCATCACGAATAAACGTCCTTACATCGGATAGGTTCACCACCGGCACAACACCAGCTTTCAGATACGCGATCATTGCATCATCATCAACATCAACGATCTGTAGTGAATGCGTCAGACCATTTACAGCCGCGATTTTGACGGATGCATTATACCCATCTGGGATATAAATACTACCACCAAACGGAATCAATGCGCGGCAACTTGGGTCAATAATTACCCCAGTGTCGTTTAGCTCAGCACCGTAGTGTGCAACCGTGCGGTTTACACACACGTTATCACCGGTAAATACAGTAACACTGCGGTTTTGCTTCAATACTGCACTCAAACGTATTCGATTGTCAGTAATCGTCAGACCATACCGATCTGATCCAATCACAGCGCGCATTACTGGGGTGGGGGTAGGCGTTACATCGGGTTGAGTTAAAACCTCACCACGGGGCTTAGAGCGCGTCTTACGCGATTTGGGCTTTTCTGTGGGTGAAACTGCAACTGCAATCATTGGTTCGCCATCGTTAAACACATTGCTCATATAACTATCCTTTCAGTTTTTCGGTTTTGAGAACAGAATATAGACCCTCAGTACATGCACCGAACACACAGAATATTAGGTTAGAATACGACCTGATATTAACCATGTGCCCGTCAACCATTACTGCCCAGTGCCATGATGACTTTGGGTAGAGGTTGCGCATAATTTCCAATCGCACACTTTTCAATGACGCTTCCCGATGTTGTATTTTGCTTCAAGTACCCATTCGTCTTTATCGCGGTGTGGAATTACCTTGATCTGCGACATTGGGGCAACTGGTTCAAATCCAAAATCATGATCCCGCGTAACATCCACTAATTTCCATTCGCGCAAAAGGCGAACAATAGTGTTACGGCGCTCCACGTCATTTTCACATAAATCAGCATGTTTACCATCCAACAAGAACAATTCCTTAAAATGGATAATTGCATACCGACCCTGCTTATGCAGGATATGACACGATTGGTATAGTGTCTTATTCTTTCGACTTTCTACACCAATACGTGTTAGTGTTTCACGAATTTTCAAGAAATCCTGTTGGTCTGGAAGGGTAATTTCTACTCCATACCCTTCAAATATATCTGTTGTCATTTTGTTTTACCACCTTTAGCAATGCGCCGTGCTAAATCTTCACACTGCGCTTCGGATAATATAGTCAGGGCGGCTTCGGCTTTTCGATCTGAATAACCGTAATACTCCGCAACTACTGACAGATATTTATCCTTTGCTGGCTTGTGCCATCGCGCAAAACGCTTGCGTTTTGACAGTGCATGGTAGTAAAACAAATATTGATCATACACCGGCATACGCGGCAATCGGTTCAGTTCATGGGCATATAGAACCGAATCCAACACATATGACAATGCCCGGTTAATGATAAAAGGCTTATATTCCTTTTCGATGTATTCCCGGTCAAGTAATTCACCCTTACCATTTATTGAGTTCATGATAACGGTGATTGGACTAGCCATTACTTGTATTCCAGATCAAACATCAATGTTGCGATACATGCAGTGAAATGAAGTTCCATATCACTAGCGTCTGACTTCCCACGATCAAACTCATTCAGCGCAACGAACATATCTGGAATTGATGATTTTTGAAGTTTAGGTTCAAGTGAATTTCGCACTTTCATAAAGTGTGAAAATCCAACGTCTGCATTTTCAGCAGCCCATTCTCGACATTGGGTAAACTTTTTAGTGGCAATCCATGTTGCCAGTTCTTCAAAGTTATCACCAGTCATACCGGAAATTGAGTTGGGTGCAAGGTTACCTTCACCGGTAACACCTTGCAATTCGTTGATCATCTTCCGATAGTCGGGGGTGTACTTCAAAATCAACTGTGCGAGGGTGGATTTGTCGTATGTGACACTTTCCGCATCCAGCATACCAGCAAACCGCTTCATGAATTGACCCGCCATGGCTTTCTGATCAGCCTTGGTAAAGTTAAACTCATATGCAGTCAATCGTGAGTGCAATGGCTCAATGATCTTTTTCGGGTAGTTGCATGTGAAGATAAACCGGCAATTCTTACTGAATTCTTCAATGAAGTTACGTAGTGCCGGTTGCGTACTATTCGGGTTCAGGTAATCC